CGTGTCAGGAATGATGCGAGGAAAGCTAGTCTGGGGGTGGTCACGACGAAATTGCCCGATTGTGTAGGGAAATTCTACGGGCTGGTCGTTTGTGATCTTAACGTGCATTTGGAGATCCTATTTAGCTGAAGTTGTCACCTATCAAGCGTCCGTAGTAAGTTGTGCCGCCATCTTGCGTGAGGAATGTCAGTAGGTCTGTCTCACCGTCACCAGGGGCGGTAGGTGGTGTACCTGATGGCCACTCGACAGACGCAGGGTATGTGAAGGTCGCATCTCCGACAAGGCCTGTGGAGTATTGCCATATTGCATCTCCATCAGCTCCAAGAACGTACATCTTTGTCCCATCAGGCTTGAAAAAGATGCCGGTTGGATTTGTTTCTTGGGCAGCGACACTGAAGTTCTGTAAGTAAGATGCACTAGAAACATCCCAAGCTGTACTTAGGTCATACTCGTTAACATCGTCTCCAGTGGTCCCAATAACATACATCTTAGTGCCATCAGGTTTGAAGAACACGCCGGTTGGAGATGTTTCTTGAGCAGCTACGCTGAAGTTCTGTAAGTAACTGGCCGACGTTACATCCCAAGCGGTGCTTAGGTCGTACTCATTTACATCATCTCCACTAGACCCAATAACGTACATCTTTGAGCCATCAGGTTTGAAGAATATGCCGGTTGGAACTGTTTCTTGAGCAGCAACACTGAACCTCCCATAAGCAGGTGGCTCTGCATTAGCTAGGTCATAGCCGTCAGAAATATACAGGCCAGTTAGCCCCAACGTAAATCCGAGGGCAGTACCCGTCGTAGGGGGGTTGCTAAACACAAACGTAGTGTCAGCCGTAGGGGTGTAGCTAAACACGTTACCAGAAGTCAGGTCAAGAGTTGTGCCTGTGATCGTTCCAACCTTCTCAGGCGCAAGGTCCGCCGCCGTTGCAGATACAAACACCACGGCAGCGCCTGTGAGGCTCAATAGAGCGCCTGTCGAGCTTTCCCCTAACGTGCGTGACAGGGTAGTACCCGACGCCGTGTAGGTGCCTGAACCAATCTCCCAGTCAGTTCCATCCTCAATGACGTAGCGAACCACATTAGCATCAACCACGCCAGCATCAGCAAAGGTCTGGTAGCCACTCTCAGCAGAGCCAAGCGTGATTGTACCAGTGCCAGTTGTAGCAGTGGATACTTTGGCTCTGTTTACGAGAGTGACCATTGTTTAGTTAACCTTAGACTGGATCAGGGATGCCGATAGCAACGGACGACAGCGTGAACGTGTTGCCTGATGTGACAGACTGCGATGCTGTCAGGGTGCTTGTTGCCAGTAGGCGGCTGTTCACAGTGTCCACAATGGCGTAGTGGGTTGCAGTGCCAGTGCCAGTGACCGAGCCGTCAGTGATAGCAGCCACGACAACCTCACGACCACCGCCAGCGCGATCTGCGGGCGCACCGATGGACAGGCTTGTGCTGTTGCCCAAGGCATAGGTAGCATTGGCCTCAGTGAAGGTTGTAGCCTCTTGCGAGGTAATGAGGATTTTGTTAGCTTCTGTGTCAAGAACGGTCAGGCCGTTGTCAAACACTCGGTTATCAAGAGTTGCCATGATTAGTTATCTTCCTGTTGTGTAAGTTCCTGTGTAGCTTGAACGCCAGCTTCAGGATCGTAGTTTAATTCAGCAATACCCATAAGGTCACTGATGACTTCTGGATGAGACGACACATCAATACCTGCACCATTAAGGTTACGAAGGAACGAGGCAATCTCACGAAGATCGTGGGGGGCTACATCACCAGCGACAATGGTAGGCATCAGATCATAGTTCAGACCGTTCAACTCCCAGAGACGCTCTACCAACTGTTTGTTGAGAACATCTACGATTGCTTGGATGTAGCTCTCAAGCGCACGGAGGAACAGGTCTGTCTTCGACTTGGACAGGGCGTAAGAGCCACCTGATGTGCCAAGAAGAAGAAACTCAGACAGCATAGAACGAGCAATGTCATGCTGATAACGATTAATGATGGGATTAATGTCAATGTTCCGGCTCCCGTTAGACGACATAAGTTCGATGTCTACCAAGCGGACATTACTAGGCGCACCATCCTTATCAGGGTATGCGTCACTTGGGAGGATGATGTAGCCCTGTTCGTTGAACTTTACATCACGCAGGATTTGCTGTAGGTTACTAACGAAACCTGACTGAGCAGCAGAGGCGTCACCTGACAGATACTCCGAGGGAATACGAGCAACTGGGATACCAGCAAGTTCACGCTCAACAGCGATAGCCTCAATGGCCTGTAGGTTGTTCAGGTACTCGTAGGACGTATAAGCATTACGCAGGATGGAACGACCAGATGGGTCACCATTCAAGCTGGTAGTGCGGTAGTATAGGGACTTGTTAGTGGGGATGTAGTTACGGCCATTCATAAAGCCTACGTCTTGTTGGACACCCAGCACATCACCTGTCTTCGTGTCAACATCAAACTTGCTGACTGTCCAAGGCGCACGAGAGGCAATCTTACGAACACCAATACGACCATCAGTGAACTTAGAACGCTTCTTTTCGCTACGGCTAGTGGGGCCAACTCTACGCTTGTAGACGACCTCGAACCAACCGAACCCATACGACAGAAAGCCTAGTGCCTCAGCGATGTGGTCATCAAGTGTGTGGTCCATGTCATGCAGGACACTCTCGACGAACTCTTTCTCGACTTGGGCAGCAGGTGTGTCGTTAGCAGCTTTAACGTGAAGGTCAACATCACGAAGGATTTGCTCAACGGCGTACATGACTGCACCCACCGTAGAATCATTATCACGCATCTCACGATACTTACGGATAGCCTTCTTACCACGAAGTTCAGGGAGGAACTCGTCAGCACGGATTTGACCATTGTAAGTGTTATCACCAGCGACACCAAGGGTAGACTTGGCAGCAGCTTCAGAGAGTTTGTTTACCATGACTACGCATTTCTTTCAGGTTTATCTGGACAAGCCCTTGTTGCTGCTATACACAAGAGATAACTTAGGTTTTGTGTAACCGTTCAAGGAAAGGTCAGTGATTGCCCACACAAGAGCGTCAAGACGGTCAGGAGAGCCAATAGAACCCAGTGGCTCCCATGTTCTCATCTGCGTCTCAAGCTCGTTCAGGTTAGCCCCGTTGACAGGGTTAGCGACATGCTTGACAAGACCACGCTCGTACAGAGCTGAGATAGGTTCAGCACGGGCATACTTACCACGAGAGGCTCTAACAGCTTTGTAGGGGACGGTCTCATCTTCACCATGCACTGTCAGCTTAACTAGGTCACCACCTTGGTTGACCTCAGCCACGATACGGTCAGCTTGGAACTCATGGTAAAGCTGAACGGCTTTAGATGCCCAACCCTGTGGTGAAAGCCTGTCGGTATAGTCACCAAGGACATAAGCGACACCATTCACATCAATACCTGCAACAACAATACCCGTCATGTCACTCTCAGCATTAGAGGTAACAGCGGGGTCAAGTGCAACGACAATACGGGTGAGGTCAGGGACATCCTCTAGCTTAACTGAGGCATCGTCCAGCATGGCTGTGGTCCACAGAGCGCCTTGGGCTTCCTCTAGGACTTCAGCATAAAGCTCTTGCCTACCTATCCGTGTACCCTCATACTGTTCCTTAACAGCAGTCAGGTAAGTTCCAGCTAGGTTAGCAGAGTTATCAAAGGTAGAACCTGTCGTTACGACAGTCTTAGGGTCTTTAAGTATCTGTCTGATTAGTTTAGTAGGCTTGGGGGTCGTAGTGACCATAATACGGGGATGTTTACCGAGACGCATACAAAACTGTAGCATCTGCCAAGTATCCATGTCCTTATTCCAAGCAGCAGTCTCATCACACCAAGCTAACTCGAACTGGGGTCCACGAAGACGCTCAGGTTCCTCAGCAGAGAAGAACTGTACTTGCGCACCATTCTCCCATGTGAGTGTCCGCTTAGTAGGAGACCATTCAGGGAAACCCATCTTCTTGCCAGCGTAGGTCTTATCACCCTTCCAGCAGACTGACAGGAAACCACTCTCACCCTTAACCATAACTCGTTCGATGTCAGAGTTAGTAGAAGCGACAGCAGCGATACGTTTAACACCACGCTTGACGTTCTCTCTTACCCACTCGACACCTGACCTAGTCTTACCGAAACCACGACCAGCGTTCACCATCCAAGTATTCCAGTCTTTACCCTCAGGCTCTAGCTGGTTGTCCCTAGCCCAGAAGCTCCAGTCATGCTTAAGCTCTTCAGTCTTAATCGGACCTAGCTCTTCAAATAGTTGCTTGACTTTAGTGGCTGGTAACTGACGTAGGGTGTCAGCGGTTATCTTCCTCTGGGGTCTCATCGGGATTAATTCCTAGCAAGGTCAAGAGTGTGTCGGCTGCACTCTCGTCAAGGTCTGGGTCAGTCTCTTGCTCAACCTCAATGTTAGTGGCAGTAGGTGACCAACCAGCC